CTAAGCAGCTTACTTACTAGAGCGCCGCTAAGCAGCTTACTTACTAGAGCGCCGCTAAGCAGCTTACTTACTAGAGCGCTTAGCAGCTTACTAGAGCGCTAAGCAGCTTACTTACTAGAGCGCCGCTAAGCAGCTTACTTACTGGAGCGCTTAGCAGCTTACTAGAGCGCCGCTAAGCGCTGCTTAGAATTCTATGTCCTCGACTCCCCTGTCAAGTTCAATCTGGACGAATTTGGCGAGTACATCGCCGAACCTTTTGGTTACGGTAAACCTCTTTTCGCTGGGCTCAACTCCCAAAAGGCCCCGGTTGCGAAGTCCGCTCATAACCTGCCGGTAAGAGAATCCTTCCCGTTCCAGTGCTTCCTTCAGTATTTGCGGGAAAACGTAGTACCTGCCCACTATGTCCGTGTACCCGTACCGTGGCGTCCTGAAGTTATTGGTAAACTGCTCATTATTTGATAGTACCCAGCCCTGGATGAATTCGTAGGCTCGCTCCACAAGGTCTGCTTCTTTGGCATCTTCCAGGGATTGCATAACGTCGTAGGCCATTTTCAGCGCTTCCTGGTAGGCTACGTCCGAATCTATGCCGAATAACCAGTCAGATGCCAGGCAGTCTGCGGTCGCCACTATTGCAGCCGAGGATATATGCGAACTTAGATGGTTTTTGTATTCCTTGCCTATGTCGTTGGCAAATAAGGCATGTAGCACCTTTATGTCGCTTTTCTTCTGCTTTGCAATATGCCGGATAAATTCCGGGCCTGCGTGCCCGTAACTGATTAATTCATGCATCTTTCGGGCCATGGCCTCATCGTCAAAGGGAGCGCCGTACAGCTCCAATGTTCTGGTGTAAACACCCGAATAAGAGTTCGTGCTGCTTAGGGGCTGCTCCCCCGTGGTCAGGATTATCGTCTGCCATGCCAGGGAGCTTTGCAGGCCGCCGCTTTTAGCGCCGCGCACCTTGCTGCTTCCCAATGATAGCATATAAATAAGGTTATCGGTGAAATCACTATTCGCCACCTGGCGCTCGTCAATTCCAAGGGGCAAGTCCCTGAAAAAACCGGCCAGGCGCTCCAGGCCGACCTTCGTTGCGTAAAAGCTGGCCATTAGCCCCTCCGGGTCCCCCCATACCGATAATGCCGCTTTCAACGCTGCTGTTTTGCCGCTCCTTGTATCGCCCCAGTTGTGAATTATGAATATCCTGTGCCCTACAATGCGTAGTAACGGGGCAGCGAAGGCCGCCGATAATATAAACCGGAAAAGGCTATTCTCCCGGCAGGGTGTTATGGTTTCCAGCCATGCTTCAAGCGTCCCTTCCTGGTGGTATGCCTCCAGCCAGTTTTTTGTCGAAGGGTCAACGTCAATAACCAGGTCTTCACTGTACCCAGGAATAAACTGGTTTCCGTGCCAGCCCAGCTGGGAAACGCAATCGGCTCTGCTCAATATGTCAATGTTTTCTGCTTCAAGGGCTTGCAGGAACCTGACAAGCATCTTAGCGTTTTCACTTGTTACTGTTATCCCCAGGTCAGCAAGCTGGGTTATTGTCCTTGCTTGAAATAGCGTAGAACGGTTAACCACTACTGTGTGCCACTCACCGTCCCGCCGGTAGCAAACTTCAACTTTCTCCTGGCCTGTTTCAAGGCTTTTAAGCCGCCTGGACAATAATATCGGCGTCCTGCATACGCAGTATGGCAGCCCAGTTTTTTCGTTGATGGCGAATATCCCGTCAACGCTGAACCTCCATTCGGGAGGCTGCCGGAGCTGCACCGGCGCATCGGGTATTACGTTTTCTGCCTTCTTCGCCATCTTGTTGATGTCGATTTTTTCGGCAATGTCCAATACTGCCTGCCAATGCTCTTTGAATTTCCCAGGGTCTTTGCAATGAAGCTCGCTAGGGTCTTTTGCGTCTATTAGATGCAGAGTGTAAACATCGCCCTCAAACTTGTTGTTTGCCAGCGCTTCGCTCACCCTGCGGACGAAGGTTTTGCCGCTCACCCCAGGCTCCTGGAAAATATAAATGGTAAGGCCCCGGAGGAATTCTACCCAGGCCAATTGGAAAACCGATGCGCCAGGTACGCCAAGGGCAGGGTATTCGTGGTACCACAGGGTATGGCTGTCCGATTCGCCTTCCACAAGGATTACATAGCCTGCCTCCCGGATCTGCGGCAACCTCCACAACCCGTAGAGGCTCACCTTGCTTCCTCTGGCCCAGGTGAACCGTGGCCCGCTTCCTGTATCTCCGTACCGTTGCCTGGAGCTTATTTTGGCGCCGGATTCGTCCATGTAGGGTATGATTATCCCGGTTTTGCCGTTCTTTATGCCAAGGACTTTTAAGAAGTCAACCGGTAGCCTTTTCGCTGCCGCATAGTCGTCTATGGTGTATTTGCGCGGTCGTGTTTCTGATTTTATGCCGGCCTCGCCTTTCAGTATTGTTATTGCTTCTTTATTGCTTACGCCCAAGAGCTTTTCTAAAAACGTCTGAGCGTTACCTGATTCACCACAACCAAAGCAGTTCCACACCCCGTTTTCTTTCTTAGCGTGGAAAGAAGGGTTATTATCGTTATGGAATGGGCACAGGGCAATTATTTCTCCGTTTTGAACCCTTGTTACATTGAGATGTTTTTTGTAGAAGCCAATCCAGTCGATTCTACTAGCATAGTCCAACACAAGAATAACCACCCCTTTACAAGCAATTTTTTTAAAAAAACAGGCCGGCTGCTATTGCAACCGGCCACACTACTGCTTAAAAGGGCAATGGCTCTCCTTCTTCCTTAGCGCCGTTCATGTATTCGTTATTTTCAATGCCTACGCCCAGTGCCATATCCTTCACCACATTCCGGTATTGTTCCATCTTTTCTCTCATCTCCGGAGGGAATACCCCTTGCATTTTGAATGTCGCCTGGGAATAGGCAATGCCGCTGTTGCTCGTTGCTTTTTTCAGTCCTATGCGGGTTACTACATGGTGCGTTCGCAGGCCCTTTTGCAATATGCGCCTGCTTAGATATTTTGCGAAGTTACCCAGGCTTGTCGGCGGCAATGTCAATAACAGCGGGAACAGCTCACCGTTCCGTAAAATATAGATTCGCCGCATATTCTTGCATAATTTCCCACCTGTGGCGGCATCGCTGCCAAACTGGTTGAATTCACACGTTGGGCAAAACATCCCCGGCTCGCCTTTGCCTTCTTTGCCGTTCATGCTGCTGCACTTTGGCGGGTTGTTCTGGCCCGTATAAGCGCTCCCCCAATAGGCATTTACCGGGTGGTGGTAGACTATGACCCCTACGATTTCCTTCTCGGTGTCTGGTTCGTCGTCATCTTCCCCAGGTACCTCAAAAGCCAGGCCGCCGCCGCTGGGAATCCTAATCCGCTCAAAGGAAATGGACAAACCGTCCATTTCCTCCGACATCGCGCCTTCAGAAGGTAACGCCGGTAAACTGAAGTCCTCGATAACCGCAAGTGCTTTTGTTGTATTATCCATGCTTTCTACCTCCTTGTTTATGCTTTTTTCATTCTTGCTTCCTGTTCCTCATAAACCGTCACAAGGCCATTCAGCCACTCTGGAACTTCGTCGCCGTTTTCTGCCATCAATTCCTTGACGAAGGCTTTTAGGGTTTGCGGGTGAACGGTTTCCTTGATTAACGAACCGTAGCCATTATCCCGCAGGGTGGAGTAAAGCTCCTCTCTGCGGCTGGCAACGTCACTAACGTAAATGTTGGTTGTCAGGTAAAAGATATTGCCGTTATGCTTGAAGTTCTGGACTTCGTAATTAATCATTTGATTTACGAGGTCTTTTTTGATATTCTTTATTTGAATTCTTGTATTGCTAAGCTCGTCTTTAAGACGGGCTTCTTTTTCTTTGAGTGTCCGTAGTTGGCTGGCAAGTTCAATTAATCCCTGCATTCTTCCCCCTCCTGTTAACTTACTTCTGCCCTGGCTTTTACCGCCAGTTCCTTCAAGTAATCGTCAATTGCGTCCCGCATCCTTGTTAACTCATTGATACCAAGACTATCCAGATAAAGTGTTACGCATTCCTTATAACCAAGCTTTACGGTAACGACTGTATATTCATCGGTTATTATATTGTTGTTAACATTAACATGTTGCAGTTCGATTTCAAGACGCTCAAAGAGGCTGTCACCTTTGTTCTGGAAAAAATGGACGTTTGCCATAACATACCATCCTTTCTGGTTTTTAAAATTAGTAATCTCTCTCTATAACCTCGCCAATTTCAAGCAGTTCCCTGTACCCGTTGCCACCAGATAAAGACCAGCCGCAATAGCACCGGGCAAGCCCTTCGTGGTACCCGCAAATTATACACACCTTACAGCCGCAAAGTGTGTTAAACCTGAATTCATGCCAACATTTTTCCATTACCATCCCCCCTTTCTTTTTTAGGGTTATTTATTGTTTAATTTAATCCCCCCTTCTGCTTGTGAAATATTGCTTCCAGTTGTCTACAACGTCATCTGCAATTGATTTTTTCTCTCGCAGGACGCTGTATATTTTTTCGTCAACCGTACCCTGGGCCAGCAGGTGAATGTAAGTAACCTTGTTTTCCTGCCCTATCCTGTGGATTCGGGCTTTGGCCTGCTCATAGTTCGCATAGCTGAAGTCCATACTGTAAAATATCGCCGTGTCTGCGGCTGTTAAGGTGATGCCCAGACCTGCAGTTTGGATTTGCGCTATAAATATCCGGCAGCTCGGGTCGCTTTGGAATTCTTCAACTGCCCGGCTTCTGCTGTCCATAGGAACCGCTCCGGTTATATAGCGGTAGCCATCGCCTACAAGTTTTCCGGCAATATCCCTTATAACGTCGATTTCCGGCAGGAACCTGGCGAATATAACAACCTTCTTACCGGCATCCAGCAGGTCTTTTAGGGTTTCCTCAAGAACTGTTTCCTTTGCCTTGCTTACCCTTGCCAGCCTGCCGGTTTCGTCCTCTGGAGCATGCCCGCCGGCTATTTGCTGCAAGCGCAATAACTTGGTCAATACATTAGTTGCCGTCACCTGTTCGCCGCTTTCAAGCTCGGCAACGTTGTACGCAACTATTTCCTGATAATATCTCGCCGCCGAAGGCTCAAGTTCGCAATATAGCTCCTGGTCTACCATATCCGGCAAGTCCAGCGCCTCCGCTTTTGTTATGCGGTAGGCTATAGAGTGAGCCTTTCTGACAAGCTCCTCCTTGTTTTGGAACCCTACCACCTGTTTGTTCTGGTAGCCCCCCATAACCGCATAGCGGTTTCGAAAAGCGTAAAAACTTTTTCCGAATATGTTCGGGTCAAGGAACCTATATTGCGAATAAAATCCAAGCGGGTTGCCTGTTATCGGCGTACCCGTAAGAATCAGCTTGTAGTTTACCGAATCCCCCAGCTTGTGCATGCCCCTTGATTGCTTTGCTGCATGGTTGGCAATGCGCTGGGATTCGTCGGCAATAACCATGTCCGGCTTCCATGCTTTGATTGCTGTAAATATTTCTGCCCTCCATACTGCTTCGTAGTTTATAACGGCAACCTGGAGGGCATCAGCATTGAAGTTCTTCAACATCTCAATCCGCTTTTTAAGCGGCCCGTTCAATATCTTCACTTCGCTGGGAAAGTCCGCATATTCGGCGAATTCCCGCTTCCATACCGGCAATACGGATAACGGCGCCACCACCAAAACCCGCTTCACCTGCCTGTCAAGGTAACGCCGCCCTGCGATTGCTACGGCAGTTAAGCTCTTGCCGCACCCCTGCTCCATGAAAAACCCAGCTTTGCTCAACATGATGCCAATGTTAAAGCCCCTCACCTGGTGATCGAAGGGCTTTACTCCTCCTTTAATTGGCATTGGTTTTTTGGGTACAGCCTTTTCTGCGTTTGTTTTAATAAACTGCGCCATCTTTTCAGCTTCCCTTTTGCGTCTTAATGCGTTCATTGCTTCGGGCGTGATTTCAACTTCGGGGAAGCTCAATAATTCAAGAACCTCTAGCGTGGCTGGGAACTCCCATATCCTTTTATCTGGGTGCCACAACCTGCCGGGGATTTGCTTGATGGTCTGAACAATATACGGGTTGTACCCGCCTCTGTATTCAAGCGTTGTGCCATTTGAGGTTATTATTCCCACATCTACACCCCCTGGAATCGCTCCCATCTGTATGCCGGCATCGTAACAAGTTTTCCGGCGAAGGATTCAACTTCCAGCCTTCTTTCGTTTGGCAGCTCCCTGGCTGAACGGGTAAAAGCGTTTACAATTCCATATGCCGTATCGTCACCGTCGAAGTTGGTCTTGACGTTATCGGTAAACTGCCCTGAAAAGCCGCCTTCTTTGCTCAATTTTTCAATTGCTTCAAAGGGATTCGGGATAAGCAGTTTTTGCGTTTCATTATATTGCTCCAGGAATTCCCTGCCAGTCCTTAACTGGTTGACAATTGCTTCGGCAACCCGCCCCTGGAATTCGATTGTCCTAAGGTGGATATGCCGCTGGGTGAATGTCGATTCGCCTGGCTCCCAACGCCGCAGGCCGTTGGAGCAGACTAGCCGCCAAATCATCTCGGCCATGTTAAAGCTCGAAGCCCCAACTTCGGAATTTACAATGTCAACTCCCAGCCTCATATAATCGGGAGTTCCGTCAGGTAATATCCCAAGCGGTTTGGTTAGGTCGGTAAACGTCAGCCTGGCGTGCATTCTGTGGTCGTCTATATGGAACATTGCAATGCTGTACCTGCTGCTATGCCCCTGCAATATGTTTTGCAGGATTTCTCCGACCATATCGTTATCAAAGATGCTGTACGCTTCGCTTACAGCGCCCCGGATTATACCCTTATCGCCGCGAACCCTTGTCCTGAGCCTGGCAACTTTGTTGCTCCTGGCAGCCCAGTAATTGAAGTGCTGTCGGTACAAGTCCGGGTTTTCTCCATTGCAGCGCCGGAAATATTGGACTGGCATCTCCAAGCGCCCCAACAACTGGCTTTCTGCCCAGTCCGTTGTAACAAACGGGATGTCTTTTGTAGCAGGGCCTTGTACCTCGCTGGGCTTTAAAAATACTACGTTACCCTCGTTGTCAATTCTAAGATTGCTCAACTGGGTAACGTAATCAGCCTTGCCCCTCGAATCCGCTTCAATTTCCCTTAACATGCTGTCTAAGGTTAACATTGTTCTCGTCCTCTCCTTCTAA